GATGGTCTACCAAGACCAGGCGTCAGGCACCAGCACGACGACCGACATCCTCATCGACAGCAACGAGTTCTATTCAAACGTCGCGGCCGGCATTTCGTTCCAGTACGGCGCCACCTCGACGGCCGTCATCAAGCGGATGACGATCTCGAACAACTATGTGCATGACAACGGGACGGGCAAGGGGCTGGGCGGAACGTCGCACGCGAGTTCCGTCCCTTGCGGCGGCATCAACTGCTTCCCGTCCCAACGCACAGCCACGACATCGGATCTGCGGTGCGTCGATATCCTCGTAACCCGCAACCGCGTCGCCGACAACTACGGTTACGGCATCAACCTCGAAATGCTGGGCAACGACGCGATCCAATCGGCCGTCTCCCTCAACGAGGTAACGGGCAGCGGCATTAGTCTTGACATGGATTCCCATTCGATCTGGGTCGGAAATTCGTTCGGCGTCTTGGTCGAGAAGAATCACGTCCATCACAACTTCGCGAAGGCCAATTACACCAGTGGCTCAGGAGTTGGGATCTACATCGACTACAACAGCATCACCGCCTTCGGTGGGTCAGGCAACGTCGTCCGCTACAACAGCGTGCACGACCAATACACGGGCGTCACGCAGGTTGTGGGGGGGTCGTCGGGGATCCACGTGAACGCCAACACTGGCACTTGCATCTATGGCAACGTGATCGAGCGTTGCCGCAATGGCATCGGGCTCGACGGCCAGACCTTCGATGGAACGCAGGTTTTCAACAACACCGTCCTGAACGTCACCGAGCGCGGAATCTGGAACACCAAAGGTCTCAACACGCCGATTCGCAACAACCTGATTTCAGGATGCGATGTTGGCGTGTTGATTGCAACCTCCGGCGCAGGGGGGTCGACCGAAACCTACAACGCGATTTCGTCCTATGTAACGGGGGCGGTTTGCAATGGCACCGCCAGCGCCATGACGCCAACGTCGGCTGCCGGAAGTGACGTGACCGCTGCGCCGTCCCTGGACAGCAACCGGCGTCCCGCTGTCGGCAGTCCGCTGATCTCGGCTGGCGTCCATATCGATTACCGCGCCGACGCCGCGGGCTACCAATTCTGGAACCCGCCATCGATCGGCGCCTACGAGTACCAGCGCACGCGCACGACTCGATAACCGAGGTCACACCATGATTGCCATCAGCTCCACCGACAAAAAGGGCACCGACATCCTCGCAGTTGCGCAGGCGCTGCAGGTCTACATGGCCTCGCTGATCTCAGGCGAAATGTCGCAGTTCAACCGGCAGGCTGGCGGGCCGATCTCCCCCTATAGCACTGCCATCACCAGCACTGCCGTCAATGCGGTCAAGACGACACCGTGCCTGTTCTACGGCCTCTTCGTGTCATCGAGTGGTGGCGGCACCGGGACGGTGAGCATCTGGGATGGGACGACCGCCCAGACAACTTGGCTAAGCGCCGTCGCGATCAGCAGCGCTGGGTCGTTCATCCCCGCCGCGGCGCCAGGCATTGGCGTTCTGTTCCAGAACGGGCTGTCCGTCCAGCAGTCCTCGGGCGCCGTCATTTACCCGATCGTCGTCGCATCGTCGACCTGAGGCTGAAACATGCAACTCCACCCAAGTTCCCATGGCCGGCCAGGCCTTCCTGGCCATCACACCGGCTTCGGCCAGCAAGCACTGAAAGGAGCCCGTCATGTCCTGGGCTGACAAGATCACCACCTCCGTGTTGGGCCGACGCCTCGGCCTACAGACGATGTCCTCGGTCGCGACCGGTGGCTCGGCAGCCGGCGAATTCGCCGTTGGCCCCGAGGATGTGCGTCTCGGCGTGACGACCGCGGAATCGACCGCGACGAACCTGAAGGCCTGGGGCTTGAGCAACTGCCACGGCACGAGCGCCGCCTCGAGTTCGGTCTACACGCTCGACCCGCCGATTCCTGGCGTTCGCAAGTATCTGGCTTTCGACTCCACGGCCAACGGCGTCTACGTCAAGACGGCCAACAACGAGACCTTCCTGCGCACGGTGGGCAGCTCGTTCACCCCCATCAAGTCGACAGCCGGCGGCTGCCTGCAACTGCTTGGGCTGACGACCGCCATCTGGCTGGCGTTCGATCTCACGAGCGGCACGTCGTCGAATGCGAGCGGCTACGGCCTGTCGACATCGACCTGATTCGCAACCGAAGCTCTGAGGAGGGCATCGCATGGATGAACTGAAGATCGCACTGGTGGGCAGCGCTCCAGCCTCGTGTCGGATCGCGCCGTACGCCGATCCGTCGTGGCAAATCTGGGGATGCTCCCCGGGGCTGTATGGCGTGGCGCCACGCGTCAACGCGTGGTTCGAGCTACACCTGTACGAGCCGGGCGCACCGTGGTTCTCTCCGGAGTACTGCCAGTGGCTTGCGGATCTGCCCGGGCGAGGTGTGACGCTCTATGGCACGCACGTCGAGCAGTGGCCCGGCGCGCGCGCGCTGCCGGCGCAGGATCTCCTCGACCAGTTCGATCCGCAGCGCTGGTTCTGCACCTCGTCGCTCTTCTGGATGATGGCGATGGCGATCTCGGCCGGCGCGAAGAAGATCGGCTTCTGGGGCGTCGACATGGCGGCCACGCAGGAATACGAGATGCAGCGCGCCGGCATCCACTTCCTGACCTACAAGGCCCGCGAGATGGGCATTGAAGTCGGCTGTCCGTTCGAGTCGGACCTCTTCACGCCGCGGTTCGCCTACGGCGTGGACGAATGGACGCACAGCTTCCGCAAGGTGCGCGCGCGCGACACCGAGTTGGCAAACCGACTCGCCGATGCCCAGGCGCGGGCCGCGGCAGCCCAGAGCGAGGTTGCGTTCCTCTCCGGCGCCCGCGACGACTTGAAGTACATGGGTGACACGTGGGTCGACAAGACCGCGCACACGGGGCCTGGACTCTGACCATGTCCGTCCTCGACGATCTCGTTCAACGCGTCGCACAACTTCCGCCTGAGCAACAGGCGGCGGTGTATCGCGATGCGGCTGACGCGACCGCCGATTCGCTGTGGGTGCCCAACCCAGGGCCGCAGACAGACGCCTATTTCAGCGAGGCGGAGATCCTGCTGTACGGCGGCCAAGCCGGCGGCGGCAAGACCCACTTGGAACTGGGGTGGGGCATCAACAACGCCGACTCCGGGATCATTTTCCGGCGCGAGCGCACGCGGACTGATGGGCTGGAGAAGGAGGGGCGCCGCATCATCGGCGAGCGCGCCAGCTTCAACGGCTCCGATCTCGAATGGGCATGGCCGAACGGCAAGACGTTGAAGCTCGGCGGCATGAACGGGCCGGACGACTGGAACGGTTACGCCGGTCGCGAACGCGATTACATGGCCTTCGACGAGGGCGGCGAGTTCCTCGAAATGCAGATCGCCTCCATCCTCGCATGGCTTCGCGCGGCACCGGGCAAGCGCTGCCGCGCTGTCATCGGATCCAATCCCCCGCGGACTAGCGACGGCCTTTGGATGTTGAAATGGTTCGCGCCCTGGCTTGATGACAAGTTCCACGAGCCGGCCAAGCCGGGCGAACTCCGCTGGGCGTTCCACGTGACGGCTAACGACGAGTTGACCGTGCATTGGGTCGACGGCCCGGGCGAGTATGAGGTCGACGGCGAGCAGTACACCGCCAAGTCCTTCACGTTCATTCCGGCGAGCCTCTCCGACAACCCGTACCGCAACGACCCCGGCTATCGCGCGCGCCTGCAGAGCCTGCCCGAGCCGTTGCGCTCGCAGCTCCTCTACGGCAAGTTCTCGGCCGGCATGAAGGATGCCGCCAATCAGTGCATCCCGACCGACTGGGTTCGCGCCGCGCAAGCGCGCTGGGTCGATCGCCCGCCCGCTGGCGTGCCGATGTGCGCAATCGGAGTGGACTGCACCGGCGGCGGCAAGGACAACATGGTCCTGGCGCCACGCTACGATGGCTGGTTCGCGCGGCTGAAGAAGATTCCGGCCAAGATGATCCCGGCCGAGAACAAGGGCGCCCACGAGGCTGGGCTTGTTCTCGCCGAGCGTCATCACCAGGCGACCGTCGTCGTCGACATGGGTGGCGGCTATGGCGGCCCGCTGTACGAGCATCTGCACTCCAACGAGATCGAGGCCGTCTCGTACAAGGGCGCCGAGAAGAGTACGCGCCGCACGGCAGACGGCAAGCTCGGCTTCACGAACAAACGCAGCGCGGCCTACTGGAAAGTGCGCGAGGCGCTCGATCCTGGCCAGCCCGGCGGCTCACCGATGGCGATTCCGCCCGATCCCCGCCTGCTCGCCGGCCTGACCGCCCCAACCTTCGAGGTGACTCCTCACGGCATCCAGGTCGAGCCGAAGGAAAAATACAACGCTCAGGGCAAGCTCTCGGGTGGCGTGAAGTTCAAGCTCGGCTTCTCCCCGGATGAAGCTGACGCCGTCGTCATGTCCTGGTACGAAGGCCCACGCTACGCGACCAACGCACAGGACTGGATTGCGGCACGCGACAACGGCGGCTTCGGCAAGGCCAAGCGGCCGCAGGTCATTTCCAGCGGCCGGCAGCCGCTCTCTGCGAGGCGGCGATGACGGCATCCCTGCGCCTTCTCGGCCCCGCCGACGCCGATGCCTTTCTGCGCCTCGGCCGCGCCATGTTCGAGGAGAGTCGCTATGCGCGCCTCGGCTTCGATGCCGAACGCGCCTTTGCCTACGCTCAAGCGCTACTCGCGAGTCCGACCAGCCTTGCGGCCGGCGCTTTCTTGGGAACCGATCTCGTCGGCCTCGTCGCCGGCTCGTGTGGGCGCGTGTTGCCTTTCACGTCTGCCATGGCGGCGGCGCAGCACTTGCTGTACGTCGATCCTGCGCATCGCGACGCGGGCGCAGCGCGGGGCCTACTGTGCGGCTTCGTCGAGGAGACGCTTTCCCGCGGCGCCCGCGATGTAACGGTCACCAACGCCACCGGTGTCGCTTCCGAGCGCGCCGAGCGGCTTTTCGAATCCTGCGGCCTTGCGCGCGTCGGCGGCATCTACGTAAAGGAGGCCTGAACATGTGCGGCGGAATCGTGGGCGACATCCTCGACAACGAGGTCAGCCACATGGGCAACCTCTTCCAGCAGATCGGCGACAACCCGGGCAAGTCGCTGGAGCAGTTCGCGCTCGGTGCGGCCGACCCCCTCGGTGCGAAACTGTGGGGCGGCATCACCGGCCAGGACTTCACGCCGATGGTCAACCAGTTCGGCGGCGAGACGGGCGCGCAGTTCGCGCAATCGGATTCCGAAGGCGTCAACACGCGTACGTCTCGCCTCCTGGGGCACGTCGCCGATACGGTCGCCGGGATCTGGGGCGGGAGCGCAGCTGGAAGTGCGATCGGCGGTGCGCTCGGGGGCGGATCTGGCGGAGCCGCGGCGGAGGGTGGCGGAGCCCTTGCCGAGGGTTCGCCGGCCGGCTACTGGGAGTCAGGCGGAGGCTACGTCGGACCGACCGAGTATCTGCATGCAGGAGAGGTCGGTGGTGCGGGAGCTGGCGGGGCGGCCGGCACCGACTTCGGCGGGTCTGGCACGGACCCGGCCGTCAGCTCGCCGAAATTTGGCTTGGCCGACAAGGCGCAAGTCGGCGCGCACAACCTGATGGGCGGCAGTTACTCCGGTCTCGGGAAGACTGCGCTGGAGGTCTTTGGGCCTTCGGTGGTCTCGTCAGCGCTCGCGCCGCGGCCGCCTGGCGCGCCGGCACCGACGCTCATGCCCGATCCGCTCGCGCAGGAAGAGGAGCAGCGCCGGAAGGTGACTGAGCAACTCGCGCGGCGCGGACGTTCTTCTACGATCATGACGAGCCCGGGCGGCGGCTCTCTCGGAGGCTGAGCGATGGATGCCAAGCACCTCATCGAACTCGGGGAAGAACTCTTCGGAAAGAAGCAGTCGCTGAACTCGCTGCATCAGGAACTTGCCGAGAACTTCTATCCGGAGCGGGCCGACTTCACCGTCACCCGCTCTCTGGGCGACGACTTCGCATCGCAGCTGTCGACCTCGTTTCCGGTGCAGTGCCGGCGGGAGTTGGGCAACGACCTCGGCTCCATGCTGCGCCCCAAGGGCAAGGCTTGGTTTCACCCGAAACGCCGCTGGGAGCCGAAGGAATCCTCGGATGTGCGAGGCTGGCTCGAATACTTCGAGAAGGTGCAGCGCAAAGCGATGTTCGAGCGCCGCGCCCAGTTCGCGCGCGCCACGAAAGAGGGCGACCACGACTACGCGGCCATCGGCCAGTGCGCGATCAGCGCCGAACTCAACACCGAGCGCAACGGCCTGCTGTATCGCAACTGGCACATCCGCGATATGGCATGGAAGGAAAACGAAGAGGGCGCGATCGGCTTCATCGTCCGCCGCTGGAAGCCCGCAGCCTATGAGCTGCGCCGCATGTTCGGCAGCAAGCTCGCCCCGAAGATCCTGACCGCGGCCGACAAGAACCCGTTCGAGGAGGTCGACGTCCGCCACCTGGTGGTCGACGCCGACCTATACGACGACGACGCCCGAGGCCGGCCGCGCTGGTCGATCTACTACGACATGCGCAGCCAGAAGGTGATCGAGGCCACCCCAATCTGGGGGCGCCACTACATCATCCCGCGCTGGCAGACAGTCTCCGGCTCGCAGTACAGCTACAGCCCGGCCACGGTCTGCGCACTGCCGGATGCCCGCCTCCTCCAGGCCATGACGTACACGCTGCTCGAGGCGGCCGAGAAAGCGACGAGCCCGCCGATGATCGCCACGCAGGGGGCCGTACGTTCGGACGTCGCTATCTACGCCGGCGGTATCACCTGGGTCGACACCGAGTACGACGAGCGGCTCGGCGAGGCGCTGCGCCCGATCACGCAAGACTTCCGCGGCTTCCAGTTCGGCGTGCAGCAGAACCAGGACGTTCGTGGTCTGCTGCGCCGCGCCTTCTTCCTCGACCAGCTTACCGCGATGCCGCCGCTCGGAAGCCCGGAGATGACGGCCTTCGAGGCTGGCCAACGCGTGCAGGAGTACATCCGCAACGCGCTGCCGATCTTCGAGCCGACCGAGGACGAATACAACGGCGCTTTGTGCGAGGAGTCGTTCGAACTCCTCTGGCGCAACGGCGCGATGGGGCCGCCCGAGAACTGGCCGAAGGAACTGCGCCAGCAGCAGGGCATGCGCTGGGGCGCGAGCGATGAGGTCTCGTTCGAGTTCGAGTCGCCTTTGCACGACCTGATCGAGCAGCAGAAGGGTCAGACCTTCATCGAGTCGAGCAAGCTCATCGCTGCCGCGGTCGCCCTCGATAAGGGCGCTGCCTATGTGCCCAACACCGTCGTGGCACTGCGTGACGCACTGGCGGCGATTGGCGCGCCCGCCACGTGGGTCAACGACCAGACGCAGGTCGACGACGCCAAGGCGGCCGCGCAGCAGCAAGCGTTCGCGCAGCAGCAGCTCGCCAATCTCGAGCAGGCCTCGAACGCCGTCAAGAACTTCGGCCAAGCGGGTGACGCTGTGCCCTCCGTCGCATGACGCCCCGCCCGGATGACGCCATCGACGCCGAGCCGGCCGACGCACATGCCCTGCGTGCGCTTCACAACGGCACCGCTTCGCCCGAGCAGCAGAAGCGCGCGCTCGGTTGGATCCTCACCAGGGGATGCGAGGTGGGCGGGATGCCTTGGTGGCCGAGTGATCGCGAAACCGCGTTCGCGCTCGGCCGCCTCTTCGTTGGAAAGCAGATCGGTCGCCTGCTCATTTGCGATCTTAAGAGCCTGAGGAGGCCATCCAATGAAACTCCGACCGATTCTTCGAAGCCCTGACAACGGTGATGCCGGCGGCGCGCAAGGCGCAGGCGGCAGTGCCGCGGGGAATGCCGGCGGCGCGGGCGGCCAAGGCGATGCCGGAAGCGGCGCGGGCGGCGGCGCATCCGGCGATGCTGGCAACCAGGGCAGCCAAGGAAGCCAGGGTGGCGCCGGGGGTGCGCAGGGCAACCAGTCCTCGGCCGGCGACGGCAAGGCATGGCGCCCGGATTGGCGCGAGACCTTCGCCAAGGGCGACGCCCAGTTGCTGACGCGCTTTCAGCGATACGGCTCGCCGGAAGCCGTCGCCGAGGCGCTGGTTCACGCGCAGAACCGCATCTCGAAGGGCGAACTCAAGCCCTCGCTCGGAAAGGACGCGACCCCCGAGCAGGTCGCCGAATGGCGTGCCGCCAATGGTGTGCCCGACGCGCCCGAGAAATACGACCTGGGCGTGAAGATCAGCGACAGCGGCAAGGCCATCGTCGACAAATACCTGCCGATCGCGCACGCGGCCAATATGACCACCGACCAGGTCCGCGCGAACCTGAAGTTCATGAGCGAGATCAACGTCGCGCAGCA